TTGCTGTAGAATATGCAATATTGGAAATAATTATTCAAAAATTTCAATGCAATGGTTAAAATATTTAGAATTGACATATAAAATTCAACATGCAGAAAATGGTGGTGAGTTTTGTATTCCAAATACAAATTATAAGGCAGATGGTTATTGTATTAAAAATAATACAATATTTGAATTCAATGGTAGTATGTTTCACGGAGAACCAAGAATGTTTAAACGGGATGATGTAAATCCATTAACCAAAATAACATACGGAGAATTATATGATAAAACAATAAAAAAACGCAATAAATTAATTGAGCTTGGCTATAATTATGTTGAAGTATGGGAAAAAGATTGGAAAGATGGTATCAAGGCATTAAGAAAAATACAGAGAAAATGGAAAAAAAGAACTAGAATTTAGTCTTCTTAACATGAATTTGTTGTTTTACTGCTTTGGTACTATCAAATTGAGGTTCCTCTTCATCATTTCCTTTCATTTTCCATAATTCAGGAGCACACATTTTGAATGGAGGACATGGATTTGCTTTATACCAAAATACCTGGTCATTTAATTTATTTGATTTACTATTATTATCAATGACTAAACATTCATAATTTTCAGTACACTGGTCCATGACTTGACAAAAAGATTCGAATGTAGGAAACATTCCTGCATAATTCTCGTATAATTTTTTACGGTTGTTTGTAATTGTTTCTCTTAGAATGAAAACATAGTCAATGTTGGTCCTGAGAATGGGCGGTATTCCAATACTGTATTGTAAAGAAATTACGCAAAATAGCTTATAATGTCTCCCCTGCATAAATATAATACGTATTAGCTCATCATTTGGCCATCCTTTATCATACATACAGTCATCCAGAATTAAAAATGCCCTAGGGTCCAAAGAAGTTTTTTTATACATTTCCATTTGAGTTTTAAACTGTTTTACAACTTGTTTTTGTCTCATCAAAACATTTCCTATAATACTTTTGCTAAATTTAAAATGAATCAATACAGGTGGAACATGGGCTGAGAAAAACTGATTCAATTGTTCTGTACCTGATACAACAGTTCCAACCGGAATGTCTCGTTGATGATATAATAAATCTCTCATTAAGAAACTCTTGCCAGTATCACGTTTACCAATCATCACAATAACAGGACCTTTATTTTCATGTTTATCAAATACAATCCGTTTCATATCAAATTTCTTAAGTTCTAATTGCGCAGCCATAGTATATATAAAATGATGGATTAAAAAAGAATATTTTAACGAAATCATGCTCAATAAGTTAAAATTCATAGAACCTTTTATTTAGACATCATAATGACCACCACAGAGGAATTTGTTGAAAATTTCAATGATTACAACCAGGGAAATTACACCGAATACAATCCTTTGTTCGAATATACAGGTGTAACTCCAACGAAGGAAGTATCCAAATATACCAATAAATTATCTTACAATGAATATGAATTTATCGACCAGTCCGGAAACAAACGCCAATGTTATAAAAAATTTATTACTTTAGTGGATTATGTGAAATTTTTAATAGGCAAATACAAAAGTGACGAGATTAATATGTTACCATCCAATGAAACTATCACCGAGACAAATGAGAATATATTTAGAACATGTATTCAATGTCCACACAACTATGCTTACGTGGATGGATTCTTTTATTACATCACATCCAAACTAAAGAAAAGTGGATTTCAACACGGTATTGAGTTATATGATTCTTACATATGCATTAAAAACAACTTTGAAATTGATATTGCAGATGACTTTGAATATATTGGCGACTCCAACTTTTTTAATGAGAAATTAAACCAACTCTTTCATTTTAAGGATGAAAATATTTCATCTATCTTTAAGAAGGAACAGAAATTAGAACCTATTCAGATTAGCGAAGAAGACATTGAAATTGAATTTGACAATGATATTGAGGATTTGTCTCAGTTACAAATTACTGATGTAAATGAAGAATCCGAACTTTTAGAAGTCAATGAAATCAATACTGACAATGAGGAACCATTGCTAAGATGTTCCAACGGCAATGATGATGACAACTCTGACATAGATTATTCAGACGAAGAGGAAGAGAATCAAGAAACGGAAGAAACAAATGAAGATGATTGGGAAACAGAGGAAGAAGATGACGATACCTCTTTCAATGATTACATTGAGGATGAACTTCAAAAACTCATTCTGGTAATTAATGAAATTCCTACCCAGGTAATTGCCATTGAAAAATGTGATAATACCTTCGATTCACTTTTAAACTCAAATGATATCAAAATCGAAGAGCTAGAGAGTGCTATTTTCCAAATCATTGTCATCCTATACGTATATCAAAAAACATTTCAATTTACACACAATGACTTGCATACTAACAATATTATGTTTGTCACAACGGACCAAGAATATATTACTTATAAAATTATGAATCAATATTATAAAATTCCAACCTTTGGACGCCTATTTAAAATCATTGATTTCGGGCGGTCGATTTACACAGTGAATGACAAGATAGTTTGTAGTGATAGTTTTTCAGAGAATGGAATGGCACATACTCAGTATAATTTTGAGCCATTTTACAATCCAAATAAACCCATCATTAATCCTAACTATAGTTTTGATTTATGCCGTTTAGCATGCTCTATGTTAGATTTTATCATTGATGAATTGGATGACTTGGAAAAATTTAAGGAAATTCCAATTTATAATCTTATTATTTCATGGATTTACGATGATAATGGAATCAATGTCCTTTATAAACGTAACGGAGAGGAACGCTATCCTGATTTTAAGCTTTATAAGATGATTTCTAGAATTGTACATAATCATGTGCCAGAAAAACAATTTGAACACGAATGTTTCAAGAAATATATCATTGCAGAGGAATCAGTTACCATGGACTTGGATAGCTTAATAAAGGAAACCATATTTCCATAAATAAAGGGAGGTCTTAGGAGGGCAAAGCCCTCTTAAAAACCAGGATTATTAGTAAATACAGGTGTCTTTCCGTGTCCTTTGGTAAAAAATTCCTTCTTGGCAAAAATAGAAACAGCTGCAATAAAAAATACCATAATAGAATCCCTAAATGCAGTCTTCTGGAGGTCGCCCTTGTCCTCTGGAGTAATTTTTGAATTTAGCTTGATGGATATTAATTTAACGATAAAGAAAACTACGCCGATACAAACCGACAAAATAAGTTCTTGCTCCATTTATGATAAAACCAAATGTTTAAAAATATTTAATTCTAACTCATTTTTTTCAAATATTTTGGGTTCAGCATAAAAGCAGAAGTTTTTATAATGTTCATAAAGGTCTCCTTTGATTTTATCCTTAAATGTTTCATATTGTAGAATAATTGCACTACATTGTATACATGCAGTAATATTTTGTCGTTCGGTTACATATAAATCATAGTAATGAATCTGAATATCCCATGGTTCACCACCTTTCCAATTTTGTTCTTCATTTGATTTTGTATTGAGCTGCACTAATGGTTCATTGTCTCTATCATAGAATGTATCATATTTTGCCATTCCTATCAATTTACCATCATAATGTTTAGAGGTCATAAACCACAATACATCGCCTTGATTTATTTTTTTTACAACTGTTTTTATACAACCATTTTTCCCTCTTTTTACTCCACAAAATGGAAAATTACTATTACGAAAATTATCTCCATCACCAACTCTGATTATCCAATGAGTCATGTTAAATAATATGAATGAAATCATATTATTTAACTTCAATTTTATAGTTCCACAATACCTAAATCCAAATCTCCTCCACCTGAAGGAGTAATTTCATCGAAATTTAGTTCATCCATGGAAATTTCTCCACCAATTTTAATTCTGTCTTGAGGTTCATCGTCATCAAAACTGTCAATCTCTATTGGAGGTGCAGAACTATATTGATTGTTTTCCTCATTGATTCGAATGGATGGACGTATAACAGGAGCTACAGGTGCAATGACTTCATTTACTACAGTAGATGGTAGTTCGGGTACAATGACTGCCGGTTGCTCAACTACCTGTGACTGTGTAACTACCTGTGAAGAGGATTCCTGTTGTGAAACATCATGTGATTGTGCAACTACGGGCGGTTCCATCGGTTTAGTATCAACAATCGTTTCTACCTTCTTAACTTCCACTTCCTGAGTCTCGTCAATATATTGTCTCAACAAAGTTTCTACAGGAATTCTGTCACGTATCGTATTCATAACACAGGTCTGAACCAACAATTCAAACTCACGATTTCTCTTTTGAACTTCCAATTCAGGAATATCAATCTCAAACAAATAAATATTAGAATATAATTTTCGAGCTACATTGGTATAGACATTATGCAAAAAAGTACAGAAATCAGGAATATCAATATTGATTTTCTTGGTCTCACTTCCCACACGAACACAGCTTAAAATCTTCAACTGAACAATGTGAACACAAGTCATTAAATCTTCTAAATAACTGCAATTACATAATTTAATAATACGTTCTCGCTCCGTCTCAATCATTTGCTGATTCCATTTCGGAATACGAGTCAACAAATTTTGAAAGGTCATTAAATACTTGTCCATTTCATCATTCTTGTCACAAATTTGTACCGACTCATTAAAGATAGAGCGAAATCCATCGATGATATGCGGAGTTAAATAATTCATCAAAAGAATTGACCATTCATTTTTAGATTCAGTTAAAACATTCGATGTATAATCGTCCATATAATTTTTTCACATAAAGAAATCTCTAAATAGTAACGCAAATCTATTATACTTTAGTACCTAGATGAAAACGAGTCTCTACATTATGAGGTAGATTACAATTTTTACATCCAGAGACACCATTGCAAGAATCATCATATATGAATACTTTGGTATAACCTTTATCCGCTAAAAACTGTAATAATTCAGATAATGTAATTTCATATCTATCCCCATATTCTTTATAATATTTGTCAGGTAATTCTAAAATGTGGTTTGGAAAGTCTCCCTTATTTAAACCAACACTAGAATTTTCATTTTTACTTGGTAATTTATATTTGATAACAAAAACACCCTTACAATGTTGTTTAATAAAACAACGATAAGAATAGCATGTACTTTCATAAGAAAGACGTTTATCTGCTCTTACTTTGTCACCAGTTTCATATTTATAATATTCATATTTAGAATTTTTATATTTTTTATTTCGATAGATTATAGAATTTTCGCGTTCAGTATATAAACCATTGATTTCTCTACATTTATCGACAAATTCGGGTATTAATTCATCATTCTTAATGTCTCTAAACTTGGCTATAATCTGTTCCATAATAGAATATTCTGTATAATAATTGGCAAAATTAACACAACCCGGAGTACCTAGAGTAACAGTTTGTAAATATTCTATTTGAGGTGGTACTACCAGGTCAGTTTGCACTTTTTTACCATTAATGCCATTGTTAGAAATGATTTCACCATGTACTTCTAATCTTAATATAATTGTACCAGGGTCAAGATTGTTTTCATATGGCTTGTTTAATTCTGAATCAGGTGGATTGTAAGGAGGTGTATTGCACTCAGTTCGTTGCATAAACCCTTCTGATTTAGGTAACTCATTTTCATCTTCACTAGTATAATTAAATGTTCGGTTATCAGTTCTTTTAGACTTTTTTTGTGGAGACTCAGATACATTAATTGCTTGATTAGGATTACTTCCACTTCCTCCTTTACGAGTTTTTCGTTTATTTTTTCTATATTTTCGTGTTTTTGCCATATAGTATTACATACTAAAAAGTATTAAAAACCATAATTATAACTGGTTGCATTGTAAATATCAGTTACATTAGAACTAGTTAATATACCATCAAAATAGTATATTGCTCCTACACGGCAATACGTAAATGTATTTCCATTTTGTATTCCAGATGGAACTATAATAGGAGCGGTCTGGTATCCGATACCAGTTTCATAACTATTTCCACTTCCTACATTCGTAGTGTCTACATAAATTGTAGATGGATTACTGCTACCACCGCCAAAACAGACTACACAAGTAAACATGGTCCATCTATTTAAACTATATACATTGTTAGCAGTTGTTGTAAAGTAATCATTTTTAGTTGTTCCATTCATAATTAAAGATAAATTGCGATTTGCTGCAAATTGAAGTGTAAAACCATCATATCCATAATTTGACCCATACATCTTACTAAACAAACCCTTTCCAACCTGTTCCATTGGAATATAAGCCCATACTACAAAAGAACGATATTGAGTTGTATTTGCATGTAATCCAACACTATCAGGAATAAAAATAAAACTATTAGAACTAAAAGTAAATGAATTTTCAGTATTATCATAACTAATACCACCTCCAACCAAACCAGCATTATAAGAAATAGATGTATACCCTGAAGTATTTTTATGACCCACATCATACCAGAAATAACCACTGGTATAGGAATTAGTATCACCTGCTTCCAACTGAAACAATGGAATCACTCCACTTACAGAGGTAAGAAGAGTAGAATAATAAGGTAAGGTTGGAGTAGAAGAAATCGGGTCTGATGCATCACTCATACCATTTTTATTAACAGCTTTTAAATAAATCAGATATGAAGTATCATTGGTTAAACCATAAATAGTAATAGGACTACTCGTAACAGCTGGATTAAATTGAACATAGGTATTGTCATCAAATGAGTAGGCATAATTTGTAATGGGTGCACCGCCGTTCGAACCTTGAGTAAATGTAATAGATACAGACGAATTTAATCCAGATGCAGTTAATATAATAGGTGCGCTTGGAATTGTAGATGGAGTTACCCTAATCGATGCGGGTAAACTATATCCTTTAATATTCTTTGCCTTTAAGTAGACGCTATAAGTAGTACCATCTATTAAACCATTTAATGTAACCGGTCCACTTGTTACTGGAGGTGAAAAATCAGTATAAGTAGTACCATTATAGGAATAGGCATAATTAATAATTGCGCCACCATGGTTATTACCATTTAAAAAGGAGATGGTTACACTTGAATCTCCATAGGTGTACTGCAGATTATAAGGTGCATCAGGAGGATTAATGATAACACCTATATTTTTTGCTCCAACCTTCTTGGGTACAGTAGCGCCTCCGGAGCGAGCTCTTCGAACCGCATCCCTTACAGAATTACCACTTGTGTGAGATAGTGAAACAAATCCAGTAGATTCGGATGTTTTTCCTACAGCAGTCATTCTATTTCGTTCTGTTATTTGAGAAGCATCACTGGCGCCCCATGTCTTTTTTGTAATAGGTTCATATGTCTTTTTAGAATATAGAAGACGATTCATAGCATTTGTACTAGTACTATCAGCAAATCCATCTTTGGAGTTCATTATAGATAAACAGATAAAAAAATCTTAATTCAGACTATATTCATGATTAGAATCATCTTCATGACTTAATAAATGATTAGAGGGCATAGGATTATGCATTTGCGCTATAATATCTTCGCTCATAAATTTTATGTAAGTGGTTATAATAAGACCTGTATAAGCCACCTTATTAATAGAATCATGTCCTCGAACTAAGTCATCTATATTTTTTGCATTTCTAAACATATCTAAAGATATATCTTGATTTAGATAAGCATCATGAACATAGGTTTGAATGACCTCTTTGTTTCGCCATGTCTCAATATAAACAAAATCATATTTGGTTTGAAGATACTCCATTATGTTAACACAATGTTGTATGATATTTATCATCGTTCGAATATCATGCAAATATTCCTCAATTGTTTCATTTTTATCTCCAATGGAATAGACAAAATCAGGGCTATACCCAGTCATGTTATCCATAACAATGAAACTAATTTTAGATAATAAATCATCTTTTTTTGTCATCTTGGAAAACATGACAAGCTCTTTATTTTGTTTCGACTGTTTCTTGTCATTTAAAATCGTTTCGAATACATTCATCAAATTTTTATTTATAAAATAGGGTGTATATTTTACATGCATTTGTGAGAAGCATTTATACCACGCAGATAGATGTTGATTGATTAAATTAAAATTGTCTGTATTCATTTTGTGTTATCTTGAAACTGCTTC